TTTCTAAGTTAATGTATATTTTTCAATATTTATTTTTCTAATATTAAAAGTAATATACAATATATAATATATAATATATAATTAAGTGTGATTTAATAATATAAAATGAGTTTTAACAGATTGCAATATGATACATGTGCCTACGAGCAAGTGCTTTCTGAGACAGTGGGACCCGGCTTTTATCAATTAGCTACCCCACCAAATGTATGTGAGCCATGTCATCCAACAGACCCATATATCCGTTTGCAGGGACAGGGGGCTAGTCTAAGCAGAAATCATAATTTAATTGATATTGAATCTGATTTAATGGGAGGTTCCCTTTTTAGGGCAAATTCGCAATGTCCTGAGAAAAAATATATGCCAGGTATTAATGCATCCCCAATGTGTGGAGTTGCTGAAAACACTTGCACCCGCGCAAATTGTGATAGTAAAACGTGTGTCACTCATGCTAAGAATCCAATTAAAGTCAAGGATTGTTTCTCAGAGACAACTAACCAACGACTTATGAATCCCCCATGCAATTTACGAGGTGCTGGTGCCGCGAATAGATGGGAATGGCTTCCAATGGGCGACCCACAAAATCATGTTGCCATGCCATTTGATACTTCGATAGATACTAAAACTATGTCAAAAGACAATCACCGCCCATGTATTCGAGACCCAATGTCTTCACAAATCGGACAACCCGAACCTACATCAGATGAAGTGCAATGTGATAGAATTTATGATTTTTGTGCGGTGCCAGTTGGACCACCTTCTGTTAATTGGAGATCGCTAGATGAGATTTTGAAGTATTAAGTCGACGATGTATATATATATATATATATATTAAATAATAAAAAATATAATCGCTAGATGCATTAAATTATTAGGTATTGTGGGAAACATAATTTATTTACTTTTGGATAAAGTCGGCATTAATCTTTTTCATGAGTAATTCAAACTCGACAGATTGTTTTTTATCAGAATACTTTCGTAAATTAAGTAGAGTATTCACAATATCCATGTCTATATTGTGTTGTGAAATGTATAATCTTACAACGCTAAAGAAATCAGTATTCTTGAGTTGGCAATATGTATGTGTTTTTCTTATTTGTTTTATCCGGTTTTCTAGTTCTTTCTTTGATAAAGCCATATTGAAAGGGTTGATACAAAGTGGAAGTCTCGTATCACAGGTAAATACCATTTACTTTATACGATTCAAAATTTTCAAATTTTTTTTAATTTATAGAAGAAATTATATAAATTTATGTTGGTATAATCATTATCTGTAGTATGATAAAAAAAATGGATCAAAAATGATCCAAATAATAGTGGGTTGCACCACTAGCATCCAAAGCCCTAAAACCGCACAAGTGGTGTATAACCAAATTCCGGGTTGATGGCCTGCATTTGAGTGTTGAATGGATGCCAATCGTTTGTCGCAGCACACTGCCTCAGGTCTGCGATAATCTTAGTAATCGAGGCGATTTCCTTCAATCGCAAATACTCACTGAGTTCTTGGAAAAAGTTTTCTCCAATATTAGCGTTTTGCCCCTCATTCACTTGTCTTTTAATCTTCCCCTCTAAAACATTAAGTCCTGTCATCTTGGCGGTGAATGCACCAAGAAAATACCATTTAATTTATACCATTAAAAAATTCAATTTTTGTTAATTTTGCTATTTTTGCCAAAAAAATATTATATCAAACAATAATCATTTTATCTAATATTATAATAGAAATATGCCATATTTTATTATAACTGCTGGTCCAACGGGGTCTGGTAAGACGAAGTTAATAGATAAAACGCTAGATTATTTAGGTATTTCAAATGAATTATTTGAAAGACTAATGATTGATGATTTAGTAGAGAATAACCAAAATTACAAAATGCAAATAAAAAATATTATTATGGAAGAGAAAAGTAAATGTGTTGGGAAATCTAAATCATGTAATAAAAATGCGTATTTACAACCTAGCGACGAATTATTTGATAAGTTCCGAAATGCATATTTTGGTGTGCGAGATTCTCCAAATTGTCTCAAAAACAATCCATTGAATTGTAATGACATAAATGATGAAAAATTACATAAGGCAACATCATTATCGAAAAATATTATTTTTGAAATTAGTTCAAATGTAATCCCGAAGTGGTTATTAAGTATAAATTTTATACCAGCACATTACACGGTAATATTATCTTATTCTCTGGTAAATATTAAAAATTTACAAAAAAGAAATAAATTAAGAGCTTACGATGCAATACAAAAATTCGAAAAAAATGATTCAAGTCCAGCCCCTAGATTACCAAATGTATCAAATCCAACATTTAACAATATAATAAAAAATATTAAATATACTCTAGTAAAAATATATAAAAAATGCATACAAAATTACACAACAAATATATCAACATGTGGAAACAAGCAAATTAATCAGTTATTATTGTTTGATAATAATACCGTGATGCAAAACAAATTTGATAGTAAAATCGACAATACATCTAGTTTCAACAATACAATAAAAAAATCATTTGGTAATTTATATATTAGTCAGACAAAACGTAAGACTAAACGTAAGACTAAACGTAAGACTAAACGTAATATTCTTAGATAAATGATATACATATTATACATTTGCATATAGACACAAATTCTGAACCATAATATATAATTAAATACCATATTCCATACACCAATTTAAGAAAATTCTGGTATATACATTTATTCTCAAATCAAACATGACTATTTTATTAAATTTATTAGAGCCACTGACATTTTTATCATTGGTGATTACAGCTGGGTGTTTCGCAGGAAATATAATTATTGATAAGTGGATAGATAATTGTGAGTATAATATATCGAATTTACATAAATGCGAAATAGAAGCAATATCGATATATGAAATAAAAAAATATAAATTATGGAATAAAATATTGTGTGTTATTGGTGTAATATCTGGTGTATATTTGTTATTACAATTGGCAGATTAATTTACATTGTGGGTTGTTTAGTTTCTCTAGGTAAGATATCAAAATAGTCTTTCAATGATTTATTTGATGGAATGGTTAAGCCAGAAGCACATGGATGTCCTCCACCTCCAAATCTTTCTGCGATTTGTGCGACATTATATTTTGCATCACTAGACCGAAGTGAAACAGCCCATTCGCCATTTATAAAATTGTAATACCAAATCGCCGCGTAATTTACGGGAAGTCCATTATATGAAAGCCCAATATTTAGCAAGTGATTTCCGTATTCAGATCTCATTGCTCTTCCAATAGTGGATACAACAAATACTTCGTCTCGGTTTTTCAATTTAGCAAAATAATATTCTTTTGTTGCATGTTCTAGTAGCAATTGTTGGACTTTTAATTTTTCCTCTCCAACTTTTCTAATAAGTTCAATAATTTCAGTATTATCATCAACAACTAATTTATCAAATTTGTCAATAGTGGTATAGCCTAGTTCATATAATCCTGCGTTAATTTCCTTACTATTTGGCAACTTCCAAGCCCATAAATCGCGGTCGGCAATATAATCTAGAAACCAAGGGCGTTCTTCTGATTTATGAAAGTAATCCCAAGCAATTTGACATCCCGAGCGTGTCATATCGAATACGGTATTTAAATTATCGTGTTCTATTGTTCCTAGGAGTTTTTCATTTGTTTCGTGATGATCTAAAATAGTCAAACTATTGCATACTTCAAGCATTGACATTAACAATTCTTTACATGGTACAACATCAACGCAAATAATATCAGCGTCTTTGCAATCACAATTATGACTTGTAAATCCTGGTTGCACTCCAACCATTCTAATGTTATTGCGATTATTAATTGCATTCTTAACTACCCAAGCGGCACTATTTCCATCCGGACATGGATTATGATAAAAGCAGATGTTAAATTTAGTTTTTACTACCATTTTGTTTTGATTTGTTATGGATTGATTTGTTTTGATTTGTTTTGATTTGTTTTGTTATGGGTTGATTTGTTTTGTATTAATTCAATTTTGGTATTGTGTATATATTTTAGCGTTTTTAGTATATTTTTGATGATTTTTTATAGTAAATAAAAATTGTAATAAAACTTAAGGATTATTAGTAAATAACCGAATAAATATTATAATAAGTATTATAATAAATACGATATATGTCGGTGTATCAATATTGTATGAAAGGAAATGTTTCACAAGTAAAACAAAATATAAACGCCCGGTATAATACAAATGAAACAGAAGAAGATTATGTTTCTTTATATAAATTTTATGATAATATAATATGTTTATTGCCTAATTTATTTGATATTGATATGTTATATTACAAATTTAATATATCAGATTTAAAAACAGAAAATCACGATTATCTATCTATATTAGACAAATCGTTATTTAAAATTAAATTTATACAAGTTGATTCTGAAAAGATTAAAGAAAATGTAATGCAAAGGTGTGAATGTGTAATTCTTTTAAATGTGTTAGAATTGCATAAATATGAGAATATTGATGACACAATTCCAAATTACATGTATATTATTGATCGATTGTCTAAAAACTTTGTACGTCCAGAGATGCCACCATTTCATTATCCAAATTTTTCAAATATGATTTATCAAGATACATTATATGATATATCAAGGAGATTATTTAATCCGAAAAGGGAAGATTATAGTAATAAATTGTTCGTTATGAGAACTGATATTATAAGACTAAAACATATGTGGGTTGATTTAATTGAAAAAAAAAGATTATTAACTAGACCCGTTCTTTATAAAATTGTATGTAAAACTTATGGAAAAATAGCAATAACCAATCCAGATTTGGCAAGTGTTTTATTGTATCAATTGAAAAGTGATTGTGCTCTAATTGTTTTAACAAAAGTTGAAATGGATTATTGGCATGAAGAATGTGGAATACACACAGTTTTGTATAGTGATTTTATTACAAATATATCGCATTATATGAATAAACAATTTATTGTTGTAAATGTTATAAATGAGATTAATATTCAAAGAGAATTTGATAAATTTATTAGAGTTTTGAGATATAATAGACTCATGTCAAAATTGATTGGATGCATGTTCTCCAGATTAACATTTAATAATAATATGGATAATAATATGAATAATAATATGGATAATAATATGAATGATAATATGGGTAATAATATGGGCAATAATATAATTAATAATTTGTATGATGCTAGATGGGATAATGGGTTGTTAGATTTTTCAAATATATTAAAAAATATATATATAAATCGGGATAGTATTATAAATCATTTAGTGATCAATGTGAGTTCGCAAGATATATTTAAATATTTCAATTTAATAAATCCAGTTAAACCCATAACGTTTAAAGCGTCTAGCCACTTTAATAATGCTTATAAAAATTATATGAAAACTAACCCATATAATACCGAAACATATAATCAAATTTTGGAATCCGCAAAGTTAAATATACTACTGCCGGACATCGGACAAAAAATGGTTAAAGATGGATTACTAATTATAAATGATAATAAATATTTCGAGCAAAATATAAAAACTACCTTTGTATGTCATATATGCACGTTTAAATGCAATAATATTACTAATCTAGTTTTATATAAATGCGGACACTATACATGTTATGAATGTTTTATTAAAACTATGATATATTCAAATAGAGGAATAAATTTCAGTGGGAATCCAATCAAATGTTCGTTTTGTAACCAAACATGTAATTCAAAGGAAGTTTGTAAATTGTCTCATAAAATTTTATCACCGTCAAATCATTTAATTAAATTATATGAAGATTATGGAAAACTTTATCCATTGTCGGGATATATTAAATTTATAAAATTTATACAGGATTGTCATAAAATATCTAAGTCTAATAAAATAAATTTCATTTTAGTTGAAAATAACGAAGTCGCTAAGATTCTAAATTCGATTTTAAAAAAAAAATATATTTCAAATTCAAATGTTATTGCATTAGGTTTGGATGAAGATAATAAAGTTCTATTAAAAGATAGGTTAAGTATTTTACTTGAATCAACAAATATACAAACTGAAACTGAGACTGGGACTGAGACTGAAACTGAAATTAAAAATAAAAATAAAAATAAAAATAAAATTGGCTTTTATATCATGGAAATTAGTGAAAATAAGAAATATATAAGAGATTATAAATTTATAAATATTATTTTTATAATATATAGAATATTTTTAGATTATAATAAAAAATTTAGTTATAATATTTATCAATATATTGCAAAGGGGACTATGGATGAATTATATTATGGATGAATTATACTATGGATGAATTATATTATTCGATATTTAATTTGCTATATTATAGTAATAGCAAACATGTCTAGTATGCCAAACATGTCTAGTATAAATACATGTTTATTATTTTTTGTTGGTGTGATGTGTATGGCAGTTTTATATGAGGCGTATATATATAAATTCCATAGATTACATTTAACAATCAATGGAAAAAGTAAAAGTAAAAGTGGTAATATAACTTATAATCAATGTAATAATATTAAATTGGGAGATACTATTAAGAAAGTATTTGATAAAAATGGTGTTGTTAAAGACGTGGCTAGTTGGGATTTATATGTACCATGTGGCTATAATTATGTTGAAGGTGAGCTTGAAACTATGAATAAAATAAAACCGCATCAACGTATTTTTGCAATTAGTGGGTGTGATAAGATTGCTAGCAAAAACAATTTATGGGAAATTCTAAGAAATACATATGGTCGGGAAGAGGCATCAAAGATAATGCCAGAAACTTATATTATTGGTGATAAAGGCGATATGAAAATATTTAAAGCTAATTACCAAGAGGGAAATTTGTATGTAGTAAAGAAAAACGTACAAAGGAAAGAGGGCATTGTTATTACTGGGGATTATAATAAAATTATGAGAATGTGTAATAAACAATATAAAGTAATCCAAGAATATGCGCGCGATTTATATATTCTTAAACGTAGGAAAATTAATATTCGATTATATCTTCTAGTGATTTGTTTTAATGGCAAAGTAGGTGGTTATTTATACAACCAGGGTAAATGTATTTATACCAATAAAGACTATAAGGAGGGAACTGATGCAGAAGATAGAGAAGTGCATTTAACTAGTGTAAATTTGGATATGGATATTTATAAAACTCACCCAGAAACGTTGGAAGACTTAGAAAAATACTTGGGTAGTAAAGACTATAAATTACTTTGGAATAATACTTTAAGAATTATGAAACAAATGATGAAAGCAACCGAAAAACACATATGTTTTTTAGATAAAATGCAAAAAGCAGTTGCGTTTCAGGTATTTGGCGGAGATATTATTTTTGATAAAAGCTTCAATCCATATTTATTGGAGTTAAATAAGGGTCCCTCGATGAAATATATGAGTGATATTGATATGAAAATGAAGGATCAATTGACGAGGGATATGTTTACTTTTGTTGGATTAACCAATAATGAATTAGAGGGTAATTTCATAAAGTTGAATTAATTGATTTTCAATATTTTTTCAAAGTATATAGTAATATAATAGCCCGTATTATTATTAAATATGAAATCTAATTCTATATTAATTGTATTAGTATCTGTATTATTATTATGTGTTCTAGCAACAAATTTATTTAAATGGAAAGAGCGTTTTTATATGGAAAATCGGAAAACGCTAGAAGGATTTGTAAGTGAAGAAGTATATTATATTTATTGGACTGGTGGATTTGATTCGACTTATCGTCTATGTGAGATGCTAGTTGTTGAAAAGAAGAAGGTTCAACCTATTTATGTAAGTTTAGTGCTAGATAATGATTGTGTAAGCGAAGAAGCTTGTACTAAACTTTGGCTAAGACGGAATAGAAAAGAAGAACGTCGAGCGATGAATAAAGTCCGAGAATTATTAGCGGAAAAATACCCATATACTCGCCAATCACTATTACCAACAAAAGAAGTGGATGAGCCTATTACCGACAATGTATTTAATTATAAATTTGAAAAGAAATTCTATAACGATAATCTATGGCCGAAAAAGCGAAGGACCCACCAATACTTATTCTTATCCAAATATCCAACATACCATAATATTTACATTG